TTGGATGATAAGATTCCTCCTCTTATTGAACCTATTAACACCAAGATTAAGGCAGTAGAGACTGCATACCGTAACAGGATTGCTCATGGATGTAGGAGTGATCTTGCTTGGGAAGCACAAGAGACTAAACAACTTGGTAATACAAATGTTCAGATATATAAGGTCGTAAAAGATCCTGCCACATATACTTTCTTAGGATATTATGGTGCAAAGTATTGGAAGTATCCTAAGAATAGAGAGTATGGATCCAACGTAGTAGAGATTATTGATAATGCAGATGCTATTGTAGGTAGTGCATCTCTTGTCCTACAGGATGAAGATGCTGGTGATATGATTGGTTTGGCAACAAACACTTCTATCCAGACTATTAAGATAGGAGATTATATTACTGACTCATTAGATTATGCAGTGATATTCCAAGCAGGTTCTTCAACAGCAGTGACTGGTGTAGGTACTACCAGTTATGATGCTAAAGCATATGCCGTATCTGGATTCTGTACATCAGGAGATAATAAAGTTTATGGTGATCAGAAGGTAGGATTTATAACTGAGTTTAGTGTTGGTGATAAGTTTTATGGTGCATCAAATAAGACTGGTGGTGGAGTCATCCCTAATAATACAGAAATTACTGGATTTGGTACTGCTGTAGGTATTGTTAGTTATACTACTCAGAATGGTATTCAAAGTAGTATGAGTGTTACTCTTGACTATGCAGTTTTAAGTAATCCAGTCAGTGCAAGTATTGCTTCAACTATTGGTACATCATTCTATGTTGGTGTTGTATCTACCTATTATAATTTGTCATTGAGCGCACCAGCAAGTGCTACAGGAATTAATAGTTCTTTCTTAGTTGTAAGACCAGGCGATACTTCAGATATTGAATTTGAATCATCTAAGAATCCAATAGATCCAGTAGAGATTGCTATTGCTAAGGGTGCTCAGATAGGTAAAGGACATAAGTTAGAACTTATTAATAATGGTGATCCTGATATTGTTGCACAGTGGAGTCAGATAAAAGATGAACCAGAACCTGCTGTTGGTAATGGTAGGGCAGAATATTGGGTAGGAACTACCAACTGGCCAGTGGTTTGGCCATTTAATGCAGGTGGTGGTGCAGTACAACCAGTATATTGTGCAGAAGGTCATCAGGTAATTATTGCTATTGGTGGAACTGCTAATTCTACTATGGGATATGAGAATGTTCCTCCAAGTGGTAGTATTCCAGGCGATTGTGGTACTTATGATGCTGCCATTGCCACAGCAGAAGAAGAGATGAATAATACTATTAATGAGGCAGTACCAAAAATCAACCACTATATAAATGGTGCAGACAGTTTACGGGAGTTGAGAAACGAGGATGAGACTGAGGCTTGGGGTTATTTACAGGCAATAGGATTCCTCAATGCCAAAGGTAAGAGACAACTTTCCCAGGCTGAGAAGATAGAAGATTTTAACTGGAAGGAAATTACTTAATGAAGAAAGAAATTTTTGCTATTCCTGTCTTTGAAGATAAGGTTGACATTGAGAAGATTAAGTTACCAGAGATGGTATGTGAACCTACATGGGATGCAGGTGTTCCATCTACTTTTGCTAAGAAATTACCTCTTGATCAAGAGGCATATGAACACTTATCTAGTATAATTAATCAAAATTTATATGATGGAAATCTTTTGGGTGCAAACCCCAAATTCGGTCATATATGGTATAATAGATACGATAAACATCATTATCAAGATGCACACATCCATCCAGGCTGTCAGTGGAGTTTCATCATTTATGTTGATATACGTCCCAAGACTTCTTTTTTAAACCCGTCAATGGGTTTGATTCAGAATCAAATGGGTAATAATCTGGAGGCATTTCCTTTAGATTATAAACCAGACCTAGAGCCAGGAAGTATTATCATATTTCCATCATTCTTGATGCATATGGTAAATTCTGGTAATGAAGGAACTACCATTTCTGGTAATGTTTACATGGACTACTGTTAGGAGGAACAACTTATGGACATGGAGGAGTACAAAAAGAGATGTGAAGAGGTAGAAGATACTGCCTATGCTGCAAAAGGTGATAACCCAACAGCATTTGGTAATGAGTTACTGCTTCAAAATATTGATGCATTTGGGGTTGCCATTGCCGATTTACATCATAAAGTAAGGGCATTGGAAAGGGCCTCAGAAGAGAATGAGAGACAGATCATAGGTCTCAACAGTGAAATTGCTTACTTAACTAAGGAGATTGAAAATGGTAAAACGCACACACACAATCAAGAAGAAGAACGAGAAGCATAATCAAACTTGGGAATGGGAAGAAACCCCTGAAGTTACTGAAGCATTAAAGAGACTACACCAAGATATTAAGACAATGGTGGACAAAATAGATGCGAAATGACTTCTTTTCTGTTCCTTTCTTTATTGATAAAGTAGATCTAGAAAAGATTAAAGTCGTAGATGAGAGTCAACAACCTACCTTTAGGTCTGGTTTGATGACCAGTCTCAGAACTAACAAGCAAGTTAGTCATGAGACTATTGAACACTTGTCTGAAGTCATTAGTAGAAATATTGATACTCTTGGAGTTAAGTATGGTGCTGCTAAGATAGATGAGATCTGGAGGAATACTTATACTAATCAGGATTTTCAAGATCCTCATATCCATTGTTATTCGCAGTGGAGTTTTATCATATATGAGGATGTTGATGTATCCAGAACAGTCTTCCTTAATCCCTATAGGTTTAGGGTGGAATCCCAGATGGCCATGTATGATGAGTATTTCACGATGGACTATAGACCAGAACTACATAATGGTGATATAATAATATTCCCATCATTCGTAGAACACTATGTTCTCAGTGGTGGCACAGGAACTACCATTGCTGGTAATGTGTTCTTATCGCCTCTATAGCACAGCGGTAGTGCAGGGCTTTTGTAAAGCCAAGGTCGGCGGTTCAAATCCGTCTGGAGGCATCCCCTTTTGGGGATAGGTGATGTCACCTACATTCTGGACAGGGGTTCGACTCCCCTCACCTCCACCTTGCAAGGGGGTGCCAAGGTTTCGACAGGGTATAAGGAACATGACTGAAACCTGCTCGGAGAGCAAACCACAGATGCTAATAACATCGACACCGCTGCGAACAACATCGTAGCATTCTCTCGCATCATGACGAGAGAATTTGCCCGCACTGACGAACTCGTCACTGCCTAAGGGGCAATCGGGGTTCATGTCGTCCTTGTTAACCAATCGACACATAGGGGTGGAATGCCCCTCCTATATAAAGGTAAACTTTCTACTCATGAGACTACAATTCTGGTATAGTAGGGACATGAAATTGTGGCGTTGGTCACTTTACACTAGACACTACGCACCTGTTGGTAAAGATTATCATCAGGAGTCGGGACAAGAGGCTGAGGTTAGAGATGCGATGAATCATGTCGCTTCTGTTGTTGAAAAATTAGTGAAGGAAAAGAATGAAACATGTTTGAGTTAAATCCTATGATGGATATCACGGCCGTCGTTGATGTTGGCCCTGATAACCGAAGTGCAATGGTTATTGATAACTTCTATGAGAATCCTGAAGAAGTAAGACAACTTGCTTTAAAGATACCTAGAGTTAAAGACATTCCTCTTACAAATCATAGAGACGGCTTGAGAGGAGCATGGCAGACTCCTGAATTGAGGAGACATACTGAAAGGTTATGGGAAGAACTACTTACTGATGAAGACCATTGGGGAAGACCGACTGATAAGACTGTGTTACGTCAGAATATGGAATGGATGTGGTTTCTGACAGATTATTTGGATGAAGATGTAATTGATAAGGATCCTTTAGCACTTGTGCCATTTCAAACATGGTATACCCACAACCCATCTCCATTTCAATTCATCATAGACATATTCTTGAATCAACCTAGAGAATGTTTTGGTGGTATAAATGTATGGAACTTTGCTGGTAAGACAAGTGTAGTTGAAGATTTGAAGAATATGTATGCTGATAAGGATAGAGAATGGAAGAAGTTTGATATACGAAAAGATATATACGAGAGTAAGTTTACATGGACTAGGGAGATGACTTTTGGGATGAAGTTTAACAGAGCGGTCATACTTCCTGCTGATTTATTGCAAGCTCCAATCATGCAAACTTCCCATTATACGGATACTACAAGAATAGTACAGAAAATATTTTTATAGATAGTCATTCTGGCCTGTCTAAATAGACTTAGAAGAAATCCTATAGGTTGAAGGTCAATGCCTCTATCAAGATTAGAAAACTTTCTGAAGAATGCTGAGGGTAACATACTCTATGTTAATCCTAGCGATTTCGATGCGACTGACAGTATCGAGAACAGAGGTAATTCACAAACTCGCCCGTTTAAAACTATACAGAGGGCACTGATAGAGGCCGCAAGGTTCTCATATCAGACAGGACAGAATAATGATAAGATAGACAGAACAACTATACTTGCATACCCAGGCGTACACTATATTGATAATAGGCCAGGTTTCACTGTAACAAATAATAATGGTAATGCTGAGTTTAAACAGAGAAAGAACGCAGGATGGCAGAATACTTCATTAACACAGTTTACTACTGAAAGTAACTTTGATATTCTAGATCCTAATAATGAACTCTACAAGTATAATAGTACCGAAGGTGGTGCCATTATGCCTCGTGGTACTTCTATTATTGGTTTTGACCTTCGTAAGACTAAACTAAGACCATTATATGTACCAGATCCAGAAGATGATAACATGGAGTACGCAGGCGTACTTCGTGTAACTGGTACTTGTTACTTTACTGCTTTTACTATTTTTGATGCAGATATACAGAAGACTGCATATTATGACTATGATAGTAATACTAAGACACCTACATTCTCACACCATAAGTTAGCAACATTCTCGTTTGCTGATGGTATGAATAATGTACTCATTGGTGGTACAGATACCCAGTTGACTGACCTTGATATGTATTACTTCAAGGTTGCAAAGGCCTATGGAGATTCATCTGGTCGTCCAGTTGGTGATTATCCTACCTTTACTGACTTTGAACCCAATGTAGACGAATTTAGAATTGTTGGAGACTTACAATCAGATCCAGTTGGTGTTACATCTATTAAGGCTGGTGATGGTAATACTCCTACTGCAACTATAACAGTTAATACAAGTAAGGCACACGGATTATTCAAGGATACTCCTGTTCTAATTGCTGGTATTACTACTGCTATTGCTTCGTATAATGGTAGTTTCCTTGTAGATGAAGTCTTAAGTGATAATCAATTCACATTCCAGACTTCTACTGTACCTGGCAATGCATTACCTACTGCACAGGAAATTCAGAACTCATCTGTTATCGTTGAGTCTGACACTGTAGGATCTGCATCTCCATACGTCTTTAACTGCTCACTCCGTTCTGTTTACGGTATGAATGGTTTGGATTGTGATGGTGACAAGGCAACTGGTTTCAAATCTATGGTTTGTGCCCAGTTCACTGGTATTTCAATTCAGAAGGATGATAATGCTTTCGTATTATATAATCCTACTACTGCTATCTTTAACGATACTACTACTGTATCTGAATCAGATAAACCACTACACTCTAACTCAAAGGCAATCTACAAGCCATCATATGAGACATCTCACATGAGAGTTAGGAACAACGCTGTTGTTCAGTTGGTTTCTGTGTTCGCTATTGCATATGCTCGTCACTTCCATGCAGAGAGAGGTGGTGACGCTTCAATTACGAACTCTAACTCTAACTTCGGTCAGACAGGTCTTGAGGCATCAGGATTCCGACCAGAATCATTTGATAGAGACGATACTGGTTATATTACTCACATTATTCCACCAAGAGAGATTGTAAGAGAGGATTCTACAGTTTCTTGGTTGACTATTGATACTAGAAAGACTATTGGTATTGGTGTTACTGATAGATTCTATCTATTTGGATATAATAGTGAAGAGATTATACCTCCTGCAGAGATTGATTCATTCAGAATTGGTGCTAGAAAGAATGACCAACTATACTTAAGTTTGGTTAATACTCTTTCTGGTCAGGCAGTTCAGGAGACATATACATCTCCAATTTTGATGCAGGTTCCAAGTGGTATTGGTACATCATCACAGAAAGAATATGAGGTTATTAGAAATTCTGGTGTTAATGCCATTATTTCTAACGTAATTCAATTTAAGACTAATCACCAACTTGTAAATGGTGAGAAAGTTCGAGTATTCAGTAACACTGGTGAGACTCCAAGTGGTATTGTAAATGATAAGGTATATTATGCTATTGCTGGTGGTACACTCGCTGCTGATAGAATTCAGTTGGCATCTACCTTTAACGATGCTGCCGCACGTAGACCTATCACTGGTATCTCAAATGGTGGTGGTAAATTAACAGTTAGATCAACGGTATCTGATAAGACTCCTGGCGATCCTGGCCACCCAATGCAGTTTGACGAAGGTACTTATACTATTAATAATGTACCTAATACTGTTGGTGGTTGGTATCTATCAGGTCACCCAAGTACAACGTTTAACACTATATTCCCTGCCCTTAATACTATTGGTGTAGGTGTTATTGGTGAAGAGACTGGTACTACATTCATCAAACGTCGTGTAGACAACAGATCTCTACTTGATAGGGTTTACAGGGCAAGATATGTTATACCTAAAGAACATACAAATGCTCGTGCTCCTAAGCCTGGTTATATCTTACAGGAATCTAAGACTGTTGGTGTAAGTAGTGCATCATTCTTGAGTGCTGACTTAAGTAACCCAACTCAACTTAAGAACGTTAAGATCATTAAGACTGCATCATATTCTGCTCAAACCCTAACATTTACTACAGAAGAGGCACACAGATTACAACAGGGTGATATTGTAACTATCAGGAATATTGATAGTGCTAATAATAGTACAGGTGTGTTTAACATAGGATATAACGGTGTTCATCCAGTATCCAGTGTTATAGGAACTAAGAAGTTTGCAGTTGCTGGTATTGCCACTGATCCAGGCGTATTCCTCAATCAGGTTAACCAAAGAACTACACAACAACAGGTAGAGGCACTACCTACTGTTCAGAGGTCTAAGGCAAGTGATAGTTTCGCAGTTTACAGGGTTCAAGAGAACAAACCTCATGTTCCTGGCACTGCTGGACAAGATGGTGTTTATAATATTATTCTAACTTGTGCATCAATTCCACTGGATAAAGACCTTGGATTTGGTGTATCCATGAAGTCCTTCTCTCAGGACGTAAGGAACTTATATCCACAACAGGATAGAGATAACTATAATTCCGACCCAGAACCATCCGTTACTCACTCTAGTGCTAAGGTTGTTGGTGAGGTTATTACAAGTGATAAGAAGAGATCTATTACTAAGGAATCTCTTTCTTACTTCATGCAGGGACAACAAGTAGGTTTCGCTGCTACGGGTGCTGTTATCACTGGTACGGGTAATACTACTGTTACTCTTTATACTGATGTAGAACACAACTTTAACTCTATTAAGAGTGTTAGTGTTACTAATCCTGGCGCTGGATACAACAATGGATCTGGTATTGCAACAGTAATATATGCTGCAGACCTAGAGAATGTTGCATTACTTGGTAGGAATGCTTCTGCTAAGGTTAATGTATCTGCTGCTGGTACTATTACTGGAGTATCACTACTTGATGGTGGTTGTGGATATGG